GACTATGGGGATGCGGCGTATGGATTAGATCGCAAGGTTAGGGAGTTTGCTGAATTAGCCTGGCTGACAGGCGATATGGCATTGCGTACCAAGTTCAATGAACGGCATCAAAGGTTGGAGTATGATATTATCCCATTCTGTAAGAAGTATTATATCGAAGGGGAATCTGAACCATTTGGTGTTAGTTATGAAGTAGGAAGGGACAACAGATATAATCGTATGTTTGTTTTCTTTTCAGAGGCAAGAGATGGACAGCCTGGGAAACACTTTAAGTTTACACAGGGTGGAAAGATTCTATCTGTCAATGATGATAACATATCTCCGTATGAGAATCTACCGATTTCCTTTGTATCGTATAATACAAACGCTTACGACGTTGTAAGATGTGCAGTTCATTTAGGGATAGCATATACAGAGATAGCATTAGCTACTCGATTTGCTTTTGGGCAGCCTGTGATCTCGGGCATAGACGAAGCAAGTCAGATCAAATTGGGCATTGACAAGGTAATGGTATTGGGCGAGGGTGCTGATTTTAATTTCAAAGGAACGCCGGGCAACTTAATTCAGATGATTGAGGCGGCTAAAGCAATAGCCAATCAGACTGCTATTAACCATCATTTAAGAATCAAGTGGGATGATTCAGGTAATCCAGCGAGTGGCGAGGCGTTAAGGCTAATGGAGATTGAGAATCTTGAGGCTCGGATTAGTGATATACCTACATGGAGGGAATGGGAACACGATAGATATGAAGTAGATCGTGAAGTATGGAAGGCTCATACCGGGAAGGATTTGGGAGAGAATTATGCGGTAGACTTTGCCGAGGTGGAGTTCCCTAAAAGCCCTCAAGAAGAACGTGCAGAACTCGATTGGAAACTTGCAAAGGGATTAATGTCAAGGGAGGATTTAGTCAGATACTTCAATCCAGACATATCCGATGAAGACCTGGAATCAAAGCTAAACAAAGTCGATGAGAGCAAGAAGGTAGAAGCGGAAGCACAGAAGCCAAAGGGAACTATTGAGAGACTATTAAATGCCTGATCCTGTAGAAACATTCGCAAGTCAGATAGGGAAGTTGGAAACAGCTTTGTTTGCTGATCTAAATAAGATTGCTCAAAGATTGGATAGTTTAAGTGATACGGAACTTATTACAGTAATCAGAGAATTGAATTTCTTTCAGGAATTATTAGACCGAGGATATGAAGAAGCTGTTAATGGGCTTATGGATGCGTATGAAGGGCAATTATCATCTATTGTAAAAGAGGCTCGTGATCGAGGTATTAGGATGGTTAAAGGTGCAACTGTTGAACAATTAGAACTATTACAGGAGTTAGATACAAGAGCTTTACTGGGCAATGCTAATGCCTTTGCTAACAACTTAACAGAGGGATTGTTTAGCGGTATTGTTGCGGGTGAAAGTCCTTCTGCTATTGTATCTCGATTAGCTGGTACGGTTAATCTTGAAACACATCAATTAAACGTAGCTGTGCATGATGGGTTTAGAAAGTTTGATGATATAGCAAGGCATAAAGTATTTGAGGGTGAGGATGTTAGATGGACTTACGTTGGTCCGATGGATGAGGTAACAAGAGACGAATGTTTAAATACAATACTAAATGAACCAGCGAAGGGGTATACAGAGGCAGAAGTTTCATCATCAAATACTCCATTTGGAGATAGGGGCGGTTTTAATTGTAGACATAGTTGGATGGTGATAGATAGCCCAAATATAGTTAAAGAAACAACACACAAAAGTGGTAAGGGACTGCCTAAAAAGTATAAGAACTTTAGAACATCTGATTTAAATAAAGGGCAATTAGAAAAATACTCCACATTGTCAAAACTGCGTTCTTCTAAAAAGATAACAGGGCAACAATACACTGATGGTTTAACAAGGATATTAGGTGGATGAAGGCATCTGCTATGATTGAAATACCTCAAGCGGTTTGGAAGAAAATTGGGGGACGTGCTGCAACTCGGATTGTAAAAAATTCAGATGAGGGCAAGGATAAGAATGACAAAACATTTAAACCATATTCACCTGATTACGCTGAAAAGAAAGCCGCTGGTAAGGCATCATCTAAAGGTGTATCAGCATCAAGACAAACCAGCCCACCGAATTTAAGATTGACAAGCACTATGCTTAATTCTATATCAGCACAAAGCCCAACCAAGCAGGGAGTAGATATAGTCTTCAGGGATGGTTTAAAAGTAGAGGGTAATGCTAAAAGGGGCAGAGATATATATGGACTTTCTACAACCAATACAGATGAAATCGAAAAGACTTTAATGGGGCATATTAGCAAGAACGTGGAAAAGTATGCTCGTGAATCAATAGATATAAAAATTGGATGAGCAAAAAACTTAAAAAGACTGATATTGAATCAGTGGATAAGACTCCTACCGATCTACCGTTTATGGACAATCCTGATCCTTCTGGTCGAATTTCAACGGCAATAAAGAAGGATGGGGAGCAAGTTTATTTATGGGATGGTAAGGAGGTAATCAATAGAGAGGATGGCTTTCGGATGTTAGCAGGGCAGGAGAGTATACCACACGGTGACAATCCCCGGTCAACATTCTCCCACATATCGCAAGAGAAATGGGATGCCATCTTCAACTCGAATAGAGGTAAAAGTGAGTGAAGAAAAAGTCGTGGCTGACGTTAAAGAGCCTGAAGTCAAACAGGACGTTAAAATGGAAGTTGACTCCGTGCCTTATGCACGATTCCAAGAGGTCAACAAAAAGATGAGGTCTTTGGAGGACAAACTTGAATCAACGGCAAAAGCAGATAAGAAACGGCAGGAAGATTTGATGATAGCCGAAGGGGAAAAGGATGAACTGATTACCCGACTCCGTTCTGAAAGGGACGATGCTTTGCCATACAAGGAAGAACTCGAGACATATAAGGTAGCACGCCGAGAAGCGTTAATAGGACAGCTACCTGAAGATAAACGTGAAAAATTTCAAAAAGTTCAGGACATTGAGACATTAGAATCCATTGTTTCAGAACTGACTCAACACGTTTCCCCTGCTAAAGTAAGCAATGAAATGCCTGATCAATTTGGGGGCTATGATTCATTAGCTGAATTTGCAGTTAAAGACCCGGAGGGTTATGCAAAGCATAGGGACGTAAAGAGTGGTGTATGGAACAAGCTATTTACTCAATCCTGAACAGGAGTTAATAAATAATGGCTGTAACACAAAAATCCAGTTTCGGTTCTTATTCCGTCAGTGCTAATGACGTTATACAGGCTGAAGCTATACATCAATTCAAAAAAGCGAATGTGATGTCTCCTCTTGTTACTACCGCATCCGCCCCGGCTGGTGCTGCATCAGTTACCTTTGTTGAATATACAGCAAAGGCTTCGTCTGATGTAACATCACTGTCTGAAGGTTCGGAAAGATCATCTATTGCTGTGGCCTCAACGGCTAAAACAGCAACAATAGGGAACTATGTTGTTCGTTCTGATATTTCTGATCTGGCGGTACTTGGTAGTGCAATGGACCTCACAGGCGACGTAGGCTTAACCCTCGGTCACGCTTGTGCATTAAAAGTTGACGATCTTCTTACTGATCTAATAGCAGGCTTCTCGCAGACCTCTGGCTCTGCTGGAACGGCTCTGACTTTAGACCAATTCTTTGAAGGTGCAAGGCTTTTGAATAGCTCGGGTGCTCCCGGTGCATTTTCATACGTTGGAAATAGCAAACAAATCTGGGGTGCTAAAGGTATTCAAGGTTTGATCGTTGCAAGTTCAAGCGGAACATTCGCAGATAACCCTGTATCAGCTCAAATGCTTGAGAACGGTTATGTGGGAAAACTTGGTGGAATCAATCTATACTATTCTGAAGAAGTAACTGAAGATGGTAACAACGATTGCCCAGCAGGTATGTTCGCTAAAGGTGCTTTAGGTCTTGGTATTTCTTCTGCTGGTTTGATGAGTATCGAATCACAAAGAGATGCAAGCTATCAGCATACTGAATACGTTGCATCAGTAAAATGTGGTGTTATAGAAATCAAAGATGCTTTTGGTGTCTATATGCTCACAGACGTGAGTTGATCACTGTTTAAAACTAATTGTGGGCGGGGGAAACTCCGCCCTATTAGGAGGAAAGAAATGTATTTTAAGAAAGAAGATGGAAGTGTATTTGCATTTGACCAATCCAGGCACGATTTAGATTCTTTAAGTGAAAGATTTAAGGAATGCGATGCTGATGGTAATGAAGTCAAGTCAAAGAAGAAAAAAAAGAAGAAGGCTAAATAATGGCAATCGGATCAAAAAGAAATTTAAACGAATTGTGGAAAGAGTATTGGCTTGATGTAGCAGGGACTTCTACGGCTAAAAGTGTCAACGATGCGATGAGAGCAGGGCTTGAGGCTCTCGGTTATTCAGGGGGGTTGAATAAAATGTTAAAACTCTGGGCCATAGATCAAGGCGGATCTTCCGCATCTATTACTCAAGCGATGAAATTAACTTTTGCAGATATGGTAGGAGAAACCTCTGAAGGTTTGACCGCTATGATGCCGGAGTATTTGATACACAAGGATTGGGATGCAATCCTGACAAAATTTGAAGAT